GTGCATATCAATCCAAACTATTCTCTTACAATGCCAAAATGCGGAAATGAAGTGGTTTGGCAAAATCCAAACGTGTTAGTTGCTCCTTGGAGTGGAGCTACACAAGTTCCGTACAGAGAATTCGGCGGCGTGATCGTAGAAGTTACCGAGACTACCGAAGATGGAATTACCTTAGACTACGAAATAAGTTGTAAGTCGTATGAACATTGGTTCAATCGTCGACTCGTTGCAGCTTGGTATAATCAAGATTCTCCAGAAAACATTCTTAATTCGATTGTAACGAAATTCTGCCCCACATTTACCACGCACAACGTACAAACTACTGGATTAAAAATTGTTCCAGAATACTTCGACTATGTTTCTCCTAGTGACGCAATCAAACAAATTGCGGATCAGTGTGAACTGGGTTGGTACATTGATTCATACAAAGATGTCCACCTGTATTCACTCGAGACGTTTCAAACTCCACTTCCTAATAACACGTTAGATGTTGATCATGATACGCAGCATTACGGTGATTTAACACTTAAAGAAAATTCAGAGCAACAATACAATCGAATCTTTCTTAAAGGGTTTAAAACGCGTGCTACGACGCCTATTTATTTAACGTACACAGCGGACAGCCAAACGTTGCAATGGAACACCGGGTACAGACCTTCCAGTCTTAAAGGGGATGTTGCTGTTCAAGTTTATTCGTCCATGCAGGATTATCTGAATGATTATGGATTTCGACATGGTGGATCTCCTCAGTACGGTACAACGATGACAGTGAAACGTGATATCGTGGACGGGGCTCCTCATCAACAAGGGGCAAATAACACAGCGTATATTAACTATGGACAAATGCTAGTTCGTATTCCGAACTTCAATAATGGCGGGGCGGTTCCGAATGGGTATGTTGTAGCGTGCCGTTTCTTCTATCTAAAAGATACGGTCGCCTTAGCACAAGATCATCAAGCACAAGCACAAACCCAAGCGATTGAGAAAACGGATGATGGTTCATATGAATACAGCGTCCACGATAAAAGCTTAACAAACTCTACGCTTGGAGCGGTCCAGGCAAAGGGACAGTTGCTGCTTCAAAAATATCGTTTTCCTCAGATTAGTGGTACGTTTATTAGTTATTTTAACTCTACCAATTCTATTGGATTTCGTGCTGGACAATATTTTACACTGCTTACAACGAAACGTTTCGGGGGAATTAACGAGATTATGTTTGTTCAGCGAGTAAACAAGTCGATTGTAAAGAACGACTCCGGGGGATTAATCACGTTATGCGAAGTTGAGTTTGCGGATAGCCAATATCTTGTATAACCAGATAAGGAGGCTATGTTGTGAAGTTAGATACATTTGTTCAATTAATTAAAGACCTTCGCAGGAACCAAGAATTGGACGATACAGATCCAAACAACACGATCCTGCAAGTGTTTTCTACGCCTTATGATCAAGTAAGCGTAAGTGAATCGATTAAATTCACGAATAAGAGTCCTGGTAGTTTCGTTTGGGGAAACGGTTCTACATATACATCTTATGATAGCAACAACAACCCGTATCAAGCACCGAGTTGTGGCTGGTATTGGGGTTCTGGAGGTAGGTATCAATGAGTGATTCTATGATGGCGATCGGATATGTCGTTGTTGAAAAACGAGACAAACAAACAGGCGAAGTGACGTATCATGAAACATTTAAAAATCAGATCACAAACTATGCACTAACGCAAGTCGCGGCAATGTGGGCAGGGCAAAAAGTGAATACTCCAACGATGATCTCTTTAGGGACAGGATCTCCTCCTAACGGGCAGATTGGTACAACTCCTAATGATACAGGTCTTTGGAATGAATTTTCCGGCTCACGCCAACAAGTGGACTATGCGACGGTTTGGCTGAGCTATTACACGCAATTTTCTGCGACATATCAAGCAAACCAAATTTTAGGAACGTATGACGCCACGAATAATCCTACTTCTCAAATCTCCTTAACTGAGGCGGGTCTTTGGGATGGGTACGGTAATTTGTGGTCTCATGTTCAATTAAGTGGTGTAACACATGATTCGAATTCTATTCTATCTATTCAGTGGCAAGTGTTACAACAAGGAAATTAATAAGGAGGTTTTATTGTGCTTTATACCGTGAACTCGGGTTCTGTGCCGATGGCTTCAGATGTGAATCAACTTGTGGACATCTTCGGAGGCAAACACGATATTGGTGCCATCAACTTAATGCCTCAAATTTCCGCTCCTTCTAATACCTTGACTGCAACAACTTCGTCTGGTGGAGGAATGGGAACAGGTGTTTATCAATATTCGGTTACGTATTGTACGGGCTACAAACAGTCCAATGGCGTTTTACAAATTACTGGGGAAACGACTGGTTCACCCAGCTTCTCCGTTACAACTCCATCTGGCAACGGTACAGTTGGGTTAAATGCAATTCCCGTTTATGGTGGTAATGCCGTTGTTGCTCGTAGAATTTATCGTACAGCTGTTGGCGGGTCTACTCTTTACTTGGTAGCAACGATTTCAGATAACGTAACGCAAACGTACACGGACTCTGCATCGGATGCCTCGATCACTTCTGGTGCAGGTATTCCATCCGCGAATCAAACAGGTACGTATTTTATGCAAGATATGATCATTCGAAAAAGCGTTCCGCAGGTCCAACTGGACGCATCGCGTGGAACGTTTACGGGTCTTAGTTACAACGCGTCGTCTACATCCGATTTCGGTTTAAACATCAAAGTGGCGAACAATAACGTTCTGAAATTAAGTTCTACGGGAGCCACGACTACGTTCGGCGGGTCAACACTTGATGATTCCTTGGGAAATGCAACAATAAAAGGAACGTTGAAATCGGACAATACGTACTTAGTTTGGAACGACAACTACGTGAAGCGTACCTTTGTCCTTCAACATCTCTCAACGGCTCAGGTTGTAAGTACGTTAAACGCATGGGTAAAAGTCGGATTCCAAACGATTGACCGAGACTTACTTAGTGAATGCCCGGCTGGTTATTCTCAGTTTAAAGCGAAAAATGCGGGTACTTATTCGATCAGTTCCAGCTTGTTTGTTTCAACTCCAGCAGTAAACACGCTTGTTTATATTGGATTCTTTAAGAACGGTTCTTTGATTTGTCGTTCAAACGGTGTGGTAAGTTCCAGCACTCAAACATATAACTTGCCTGTTTTTGGTCATTGCGAATTAGAGTTAGCTGTTAACGACATTATCGAAGTGTATGTTTATACCTCCGCTTCTGTAACTTTAGCAGCCGATAACTTGGGATCTATTTTTACCGTTGGACGATTAACGTAAGGAGGACGTAGAAGTGAATATTGAAAAAGTAGTTTTATCAAAATATCCAAACGCAATTCCAAACGTTGACTTCCTTGTTGTTGACCGATTAGACGGAAATGGTGCCCAAATCGTGAATTGGATATTGAAAGATAGTACAGGGGCAGACGTACCTCAACCTTCTGTGAGTGAACTTTCCAGTTTGTGGCTTCCGATTTTTCAGCAAGAGAAAATTGACGAGCTTAACAATAAATGTAATGAAACAATTCTATCTGGGTTTTCTAGCAACTGCCTGGGAACGGATCATACCTATCAATTTGATTATGACGCACAGGCGAATCTTACGGGACAACTTGCGTTAATGAATGCGGATTCGACGATTTCTTCCGTGCTCTGGAAAACAACTGACGCCGGGGTTTTGTCACACAGTAAGGAACAATTTTTGCAGCTTGTTCATGACGCTTTTAATTTCAAAAACTCTCAAATCGGAAAGTATTGGAATCTAAAGTCTCAGGTTCTGTCTGCGACGACAGAAGATGTTGTTAAATCGATTGTTTGGTAATGTGGGCGTGCTGTATACACGTCCTTTTTAATTCTAAAAGGCAGGTGGGAATGGTGGAAGATAAAGAAAGACTTGCAAAAATTGAAACGTCTATTGAATCCATCGAAAAACTATTAAACAAATTAGAAGGAAAAATTGACGCATTCAACGACAGCATGGAAAAGAAATTCGTTTTACGATC